GGGGGGGGGTGTTAATAATATACAGATTAATAGAATCACCGAGCTTTGTGTTTATATTGATTGTGTTAAATAGAAGGCGGCGAGGTTCAATTTTTATCCGAGTCTGAGTCCGGAAATTTGAAATATTAATAATCGGTTATTTTAAATACGAATGAATACAGCAAATATTTTACCAAAAGAATATGGCCAGGCTTTAAATGCGGTTAGTGGCGTTACAAATATGTTTTCTAGTGGCCCTCAGGCAGTTGTAAATCAGGCATCACAAGCCGCGAATACTTTGCCGGTCGCAAATATGAAACAACTCAACCAGCAGTTTTCAAATATGACAAATTACAAAAATCCAGTAGATGCACTCAAAAACGCGAATTCTTTAATTCCAACTGCCACGAACGTGAACGCCGCATTGGGTTCCGCCAACGCAATTCCAACTGCCGCATTGAGTTCCGGGTTAGGCAATGCAATGGGTCCAAATGCAGCAATTCCAGGACTAGATGCAATGAGCAAGTTATCGGGTCAAAATCCAATGGGTCAGTTACAATCTTTGACCGGTTCAAAAACGGCAATTCCAGGACTAGGCGCAATGGGTCAAAATCCAATGGGTAAGTTACAATCTTTACCCGGAGTAGGCAATGCAATGAATCCGGCCAATTTAAATCCAGAAGAATTAAAAAAAATGTTAACCGAATTTGTGAAAGAACAGACGGAAGCAGTGAAAAGGGAAATCATGAAAAACCCCATTGGCCGGATGCTCTTGGGAAGTAAAGAACGAGTCCTCTTGAAAGTGGACAAAGACGGCGCACAGGATAGGCTCTGCACGTTTTTTTACAAACGGCTACAGACAGTTTTGGAGACTAGTCAGATTATTGACAATAACTTGGACATTATATACGGATTTGGTGTAAATCAAATTTATGAGGCAAACGACAAAGATTTCCGCGAATATTCGTGTAAAAGGCTATACGAGATTATAGATGAGAAGACGCGTTCCCTTTTTAAGGAACTCATTCGCAAAGTGAGACAAATCGACCCTGAAATCGATTTTAAACAAGAGGTAATCCAGACGGGCGGAGCAACAGAATATCCGGGAGAAAAATACTTGAGTTTTTCCTACAAAGCATTCCTGGATGAGCATGAAAAAGAGATGGTCGGTATGTTTGAATTGCAATCCGGCCAGATGATTGACATTGACGACGCCGTTCAAGTACAACAAACCATTTTATACAATATGTTCAAGAGGTTGGATAAAATCAAAAACAAATTCCAAAATTACAATGAATACATGGAAGGAGTTGTGTTGGACCCCGAACATGGCATCTTTAATACTTTTCGGAACCATTTAAAGGCGGTTTATGAACAAAATACGGGTTCATCTGAATTACAAAAGGTGGCGTATCCAGAGACGAGTCAAGAGGCTACAGCACCGGCACCGCCTCTTCCTGTTTTAGATGACCGAAATGAAGATGGAGAGGAATATAGACCGTTTACCCCATCTAGTCTATCACTAGAATCTCAACAACCTAGTCCATCACCAGAATCTAACCCATCACTAGAATCTCAACAACCTAGTCCATCACCAGAATCTAACCCATCACTAGAATCTCAACAACCTAGTCTATCACCAGAATCTAACCTATCACTAGAATCTCAACAACCTAGTCCATCACCAGAATCTAACCTATCAGCAGAATCTAACCTATCAGCAGAATCTAACCTATCAGCAGAATCTAACCTATCAGCAGAATCTAACCAAGTGCCGCCGACCGCTGATATGGATTCGAAAGAAATGAAAGGTGGTTCCACTGGCGATTTCAAGAACTATAGCCAAGTTCCCGACTACATGCCATCCGGACATGATTGGAAAAATTTGAAATACTGCATAACACAGAAAGTATCGGCAGATATTCAAGCCAGCATCGACACTCAATCTCCTCAAATCCAAGATATGTTCAAGAGGGTAGTCTATTTCCACTTATACTCCTATTTGACCGATTATACGGGGCCTGATGCAGACGAATCTACTGTCCCAGTAGCCCAAGTTGGAACTGAGCTTGTAACCCAGACTGTATTCCCAGATGGAACTGAGCCAGTAGTCCAAGCGGTCCCAGTAGTCCAAGCGGTCCCAGTAGCCACGCCTGTTATCCCGATAGTGGAAGGTGTAAGTGACGTAGTAAATGCAACCCCATTTGGGTCCATTATAAATAGTGTCGTTGGTAATGGAGGAGTCGGCCAAAAAGGCGGCGGCTCAGACACAGAGGGATTGGCCTACATGGTTCGAAACTTCACGATGACAAAACTCGACAATATGTGTTCCAATTTACCAGATAACGTAACAGAATCCATATTTTTGAAATATTGGTTCGACAACACAAATATCGAAAAAGTGATTGAACGAATCGATGGTTCGGGTTCTATGACGTGTCCCGCCATCGACACCTCTCCCTATAAAAACGCCCCTACAGAAATATTAGGGGAATGGATACCAGAGCTTATACGAAACCCGCCGCCCGATGCGCTCACAAATGCCCACAAAGCGGTCAAAGACCAGGTTCCTAACGTGTTCAAACCCACCCGACTCGACAAAACGAAATTCAAGCAGAATATGTGGTTTCGCGGGTTTAATCGGCTAGGGAAAAAAATCGACCAATTGAAAAGTGAATTGAGCGGAGATGACCCGGTAAAAAAACTAAACGATACCGCACTTGCCATGATGGAACAACAAGAACGCAACGAAGTCGAACACAGTCCGGTGCAGATGCCGTCGAACTTTGAAAACGGCGTGATTCCGTCCTTCATGTTCTATCAAAGCCATCCTTATATGTTAAAAATCGTCTATGACCGGCTGGAACCCATGTTCCGCGCCTTATCACAAGAATACGACGAAAACTTGACAAAAGTGTTTTATTACGCATCCATCAAATTCATATTAACCGTTTCCAAGGCTTTCCAAGACAAAAACATACAAGAATACATCCGGCAATATATTCTGTGGGAAAATTCGAATATTGATGCGAAAATTGTCAAATGGAAAAAATTCTTTACAGAAAAAATCGAAGACGACATTAAGGAAATCCCCGCCCCTGACGCAGACCCATCCAAAGAAATCAAAATAATCAAAAAAGAAGATTTAATTGTGATTTGGACCACATTTGCGTTATATTCAGAATTATTGGAAGAAGAACCGGAATCCTTTGATATAGATGTCGCGTTAAACTTCTTTAATACGAAAATGTCGCAAGAAAAATACCCAACCGAAACCGTACTAAACAAAAATAATTCCACGCCATTATTCGACCTGTTTCTGAAAAAACGAGTTAAGAAAACAGTGGTTACTGCGAAGAACGCCGGACGCGAAGTGGAAGGCGTTCGAGGATTCGCTGCGCTGAAGGAGAAGAATGCTATATTAGGCGGGAGCAGTTCACGCAAATTTTATCCGAAAAACAAGAACAAAACTAGAAGACGCGTGGGTTTCAAGCGGCGACTATTCACTTAAAAGACGCGTGGGTTTCAAGCGGCGACTATTCACTTAAAAGACGCGGGGGTTTCAAGCGGCGACTATTCACTTAAAAGACACCCGTTTCTCCAACCGTTCCAAAGCATCGCCATAAATGAGGTTCCCGGTCGGTTTGTACTTCTCGATTGGCGTGTATTTCTTCTGTTCTCTTGTGACCGGTGGTTCATCGCGCGGGTCATTTGACGGAATGCCAATCGACCTGGTTTCGTCTTCCTTCTTCTCCACACGGTCAATCAAATTGCCCTTTTCATCCACGATGTATCCCGTCTTCTTCCGAATCTCCTGTCGCGCATAAGACGGAACCCAGTTTTCCCAGCTGATAAACAGCGTCCCCGGATTGATATACTTGACAAAAAATCCGTTTTCCGCCAATTTGACGACCACATAAGCAATACAATCGGTCTGGTCATAAAGCGGCTCCCCGAAGATAAACGACGGAACATTGAACCAAATGTATTTGTCGTCATGCTTCATTCGAGAAGTCGTTGTTATCCTCTTGTTGATTCGGTTCAATATTTTGTTGAACACGCTAATCTGTCGCTGGTCTCTTCTCTGCTTCTTCTCGTATAATTCGTCGATATTGACCTTCTGCACATTGTCATCATCGTCGGCAAACAAAAAACACGACATCAAGTGTACGTATGTATATCCAATCGCTCGTTATTTTTATCACAATAATCTTGGCGCTACAGTATAACTACTATGTCTATGTCTACAAAAATCAAACATATTGTCATGTCCGGCGGCGGCAGTATCGGGCTGGCTTTCTACGGCGTTTTGCGCGAATCGTGTAAAGCCGGGTTCTGGAAAATGGGCGACATCGAAACCATGCATTCCACTTCGGCTGGCAGCATTATTATGATGTCGCTGCCAATCATCGAAATCATCGGATGGGATTCTTACGATGATTTCCTCATAAAGCGGCCGTGGGAAAAGGTATTCGAAGTGAGTGCCGACCGTTTCTTTAAATCGTATGGCAATATCGGTCTGTTTGACAGGACCACATTGGAAATCGCAATCCAACCTCTCCTCTCCTCCGTCGATTTGTCTCTAAATACCACTCTACAGGAATTCTACGAGTTTTCTGGGGTAGAGATGCATTGGTATTCGACGAATTTAGACGAATACCGGCTGGAGGACATTTCTTACAAAACCCATCCAGATTGGACTGTCGTCGATGCGACCTATTGTTCTGCCGCATTGCCAATTATGTTTCGCCCAGGAAACGTAAATGGCGTGTCGTATTCGGACGGGGGGACCTTTTGCGGCTATCCCCTTATGCGATGCGTTCCTCTCGTCGAAAACACGGACGAGATATTGGGCCTCTGTAAAAACAGCGACCATAAAACGAGAGGATACACTCAACACACCGATTATGGCAATATTCTCGATTATCTGTCGGATTTGGTCCTGAAAACCATCGATTGTTTAGGAGAAGAAGAGAAAATTCCGATAAAACACATGATTTGCGTTCAGGACGGTAATACTTCTGTCGCAGAAGTCGTCGACGCATTTAAAACGGCGGAGTCGAGAAGTGGCAAAATACAAATAGGGGTGGATGCTTGGACGTCTTCTCAATTCGCATTCGCATCAACTAGACATTAAATATTGTGGTTTTCAGTTGCGACGCTGACGACGAACGTTTCCAAGTTCTTCTTGCTGACCTTGGCCTCAAAATCCACACGTAAATCCTTTCCGTCGGAAGAAGGAACGGAGGCGATGACGGTCGGATACTGCTTTATTTTGTATTCATCGAGAAGACGTTTTATTTTCGGGTCATCCGCGTTTGTACTGTCGTATTCTATGCATTCGATTTTGTAGCCATTTACCTGTTTGCCATTATATTCGGCGCTAAACATATTCCATTCGGGCAATGCGCGCTTACAATGCGGGCACCAATCTACATGGAACATCATAACGGTTATGGTGCGTCCGGTGGGGTTTGCATTGGCCACATCTTGGAATTTTTTGTTCTGTTTCTTTGGAACATAGATTTTGTTGTAGGCGTAATAGACAACGCCGATAATGACGGCGATGAATATAACCGGAATTAATTTGATTAAGAAGGGTCTTAGACGGACAAAAATGAGATTCAAAAATGCGGACATCGTATACAATAGATACATATTCTGATTACGTTATTCCTACGGACCTTATCGTTTCTTTTTTCAAATTATGGGCAAGTCTCACCCTATTTTAAATGGACCGGAAAACGCGTAAAAAAATACCCGTTTACAATGCGGCCGATTACAACAGCAACGACGGTATGCTCACCTCTGTCTGGGGGCCGGCCCTCTGGCATTATCTCCACACCATGAGTTTCAACTATCCCGTCGCGCCTTCTCACAAAGACAAGACGGAGTACAGAGATTTTGTGTTGAGTTTGCAACACGTGTTGCCATGTGGGAAATGCCGCAAAAACTTGACCAAAACCTTCCACAAATTCCCGTTAACCATGAAAGAAATGGAATCGCGTGACGTCTTCTCGAAATACATTTATGATTTACATGAAATTGTCAATAAAATGCTCAACAAGAAATCTGGGCTGTCTTATGACGAAGTGCGCGAGAGGTATGAACATTTCCGCGCCAGGTGTGCCAAGGGGGGGAAAGGTCGCACTCTGAAACAAAAACCCAAAGAGAAAGGGGCCAAAGAGAAAGGATGTGTGGTGCCTCTGTATGGAAAAAAGGCCAGATGCCTCATACAAATCGTTCCAAACGACATTAAAACGGAAACACTGCGAATTGATGAGAAGTGTGTGAAAACCCGGATCGAAATGTAATCTTTTACGTCTTCAGAGGTGAAATTTAAAGGATTAACCTACGCGGATTTATCCTCGTAGGTTAATATAAGACGTAAACTCCCCCATAAATTATGGAATGCAATGATAAACCTGCGACCTCTCACCAAAATAATACGAATATCCCATTTTGGGCCGAAAACCCGAATGTGCTTCTCAACAGTTCCTACATAACCGAATTCTTTCCCTCGAATGACATGACATACAACCAGAAGCTGAACGCCATCACACGCACAGTTATTGTGTTGTCCCTCGTCTTTTTTTTCTGGCAGAAGAATGCGAGAAGTCTGGCTTTCGGCGTCCTCTCGATATTCGCGATTTATTTAGTTCATTATTACCAGGATTTGGAGAAGTCGAAAACGGAGAAGAAGAAGGAAGCATTTTCAGGATTGGATGGCCAAACGGAGAAAACGTCGCCGGCACTTGCGGTGATGGGTTCGGATTTGGCGAATGTGTCTCCTCTCGAAGTATTTGATACGCCTACTGCACAAAACCCGTTTAGCAATGTCTTGATAACCGATGTGAATGGAAATCCGACGAAGAAGCCGGCTCCGCCGGCTTACAACGACCAAATCAACCAGAACATTTTGGCGGCGGCGAAAGATGCCGTTGTGCAGGCGAATCCGGACCAACCCGATATATCCGATAAATTGTTCAAGGATTTAGGGGAACAACTCACTTTTGAACAATCCATGCGACAGTTTTATTCAAACCCGGCAACCACGACGCCGGATGACCAAAAAGCATTCGCGGAATTTTGTTATGGCGGCATGATATCTTGTGCGGAAGGAAACAAATTCGCTTGTGCACGGAATGCGGCTGCCACTCGACACACATTTGTCTAGAAGGGGTGAGAAGAAAGGAGATGAGAAGAGAGGATATGAGAATGTATAGTAATAATATAAGCAATGAGCGACTATAGTTTTTTCAACACGGATAGAATTGGTGCGGATGCCGTGGACAATACCCAGCGAAATTTGGAGAATACCCGGTACGCTAGTTATGCCCTCGCGAATTATTTCAATTACGCCGAGCCGAATGAATCCTCTCAATACGTCAACTTTGCGACGCAACAGCCGAACGTCATGTTTTCGGGTATGAGCAATGGTCGCGGATTGGTCGGAGGATTGGTCGATTCGGACTCGAACCTGACAATTAAAACCCAGCAGGAAAGAAGTTTAGAGAAGTTGTCTCTGTCGCAGAGACCTTTTCTGACTGTTCCGTATTTGGGACGCGGGTCATGCGACCCGCTTCTAGAGGCCCAGATTCTGCAAGGCGAGAACAGTCAAGACAAGAAGAGTGTGTCGACCATCATGAGCAAATCATTCATGGACTACACTCTTTATCCTCTCGATGATGAGATGAAGAACCGCGTCGCCGATACTCGCAATACGATTGAAGAGTCCGCTTTAGCGGGATGGGTTCGAGGAGGAGTACAGACTCGCGAACTCGCTCAAGATGGTGCGTTCACCAAACAAGCTCGCCCGAATTTGAATTTTTAACCCCTTTACTAGAATCACAATTAGAATCAGAATTGATTATATTGTGAATATGTCCGTGTAGTATATAACAAGATGACTTGTGCTGCAAAAACAATGGGTGGTAAGCGTAGAAAGGGTGGTCAAAACCAGAACCAGAACCAGAACCAAAACCAGAACCAGAACCAGAACCAGAACCAAAACCAAAACCAGAATGGTGGGTCTGCTTCTGCTTCTGTAGATGCAGTTGGACCAGTTCCTCACCAAGGTTCGAGCTCAACTCTTTCGTCTTCTCCGTTTAAAGGTGGAGAATCCCCTCTCAAGGTCGGCGGAGAACATCCTCTCAAGGTCGGCGGAGAACATCCTCTCAAGGTCGGCGGAGAACATCCTCTCAAGGTCGGCGGAGAACATCCTCTCAAGGTCGGTGGAAAGCGCAAGTCTTCCTCCAAGAAGTCTCGCAAGACCAAGGGCAAAGGCCGCAAGGCATCTCGCAAGTCCCGCCTTTGAAAAGACCTTCGGGTAGAGTTCACATCCTTTGGTAGAGTTCACATCCTTTGGTAGAGTTCACATCCTTTGGTAGAGTTCACATCCCCTCGGTATATTTCATGCAATTTCGAAACTGCATGAAAATGAAATAAAGCTTAGTGTCGATGACTTCTCAACAGTTGTAAACATGTATAGTTCAGACGCAGAATACCGCGCATTCTTAAGGCGTCTGATGCAAATGGACCCCACCAAGTTTTATGAAACCGAAGACATTAAATGCGACCCGACCGACCCCAAAGTGAGTGCCGAGACCATCGACGAATACAATTACGACTGCAATGCGGTCAATGTGTATTTAAACGGTGTTTACAAGACAACAAAAGACCGTCCAGAATTCCAGAGGTTGTATTTAGCAGCCGCCGCACTCATGTTTTCGGTGGACCCCGAAATCGGTCTTGCCGTCCTCATGTCCTACGACTATTTAGCCTGGTTCCATTCTTCTTATAATGCGTTTTTATCGAACCCATCGGAATTTAACGAAACCGAAGAGTATTATTCCAAACTTATCAAGAGGATAGAAACCATATAAACCCAACAGATGTATTGTGTAAAATGGCGGATTTCGATTTAAACCGACACTTGCAGCCTCCAAAAACAAACAAGGACTTACTTGAAAATATACAGGAAACCAAAGAGATTGTGTTGCGTTGTAATGCAAGAGAGTTGCTAACGAAGGACGTGTACGGGTTTGACATTCTCCGGGTTCATTTGCGCTGGTATCCGGAACTAAAAGACAAAAACCTCTCCGCAATTCGGGTTGAATTTGTGAAGAACCCCGAACGGCCACTCGACGACGTCTTTGTGCTCGATGATATCTTGGAAAATGCAAAATACAACTTCCACGCAGACGCGTTTTCATTGTTGTTCTACGGAGATTTTGCCCAGAATAAAAACCTGATGCAACCCGGCGTTATTTTACCCATGCACCTAATTTACCACCAGGATGTGTGTTTACACATTCTCAACATACAGAATCTGTCGGCCATTGTCGACCATTTAGACATTGTCATTTCGGCAACAGAGGTTTTGTATAATGAGGAGTTTTCCAAAGAGTTAGCGACGTGTTCGCGCGTCGAACAATGGTTCAAGCGAACCGACAACACATGCAATCTGTTGACAATCGTCAGTGGACTCGCATCGCAGGCATACGGTGAAGACGTGGAGAGGTAATATTATTTGTTTCCATTTTTACAGAATAAATAATATGGTTCGTGTCGAGACATTATGGAGACGCGGGAACAAACCGCATGGGCTGACCTTGGTCGTATATATGGAGTTCGCCGAGTTTCAAAGAAGCCACGTATTCGCGCGCATTGTCCGCATAAGAAATCGGGTCTTGCACTAATTCCTGCAATGCCTCAAACGCATCTGTCACATTGTTGATTTTAGACGGTAATCCGGACTTCGGGTTTGGTTCTGTTCCATATTCAAAATTCGCTTTTGTCACACCCACGCCGTATGCCACTTTTCTTAGCAGGTCTCCCAATCTCGGAACCTGGTTGCGAATACCAGGAAGATTGAGGAGATACAACAGTCTCAAATCGTGGCTCGGATTCGGAACTTGACTGCTAATGTAAGAAGCCCGTTTGATGGTACTCTTCTTGTATTCGAACCAACCAAACCCGGAACTAGCCCCGCATTTCGGTTTGCACTCTTTACACAATAATTGGTCGTAGAAATTCTTACTGTTGGCCACCATGCTATCGTTTCCGAGTTCTCGGTAATAAGAGCGGCCATAGTCGATGATTTTGGCGATATAAGGCGAATTGAACGTTATCTCCTCTCCACCGATATGATAGTGGTATTCGATGTGGCTTCCCGCGACGGGTTCATAAACCAACACATTCGAACCGTGCAAGTCGTAATGCGTGAATATATTCGACGTGTGGGATAGCGTCATGTAGATTTGGAAAAGGATATAAAGAAGGTCATTTCGAACGAAACGATTTACCTTGCACATATCTCCCAGGGTTTTGGCCGATTTCAAATGTTGAATCAACACGGCCATGCTAGTAGGCAGAACGCAAGCTTGCTTTATCTGAGGTTTCGCGATGTCTTTGGAATTGTCGGCATATTTAGTCAGGCCGACTTCTAGTACTTTTGCAGGAACAATTTTCTTCGTCTTGCATTCATGGTAGGCGAGACCGTCGCTGTTATATTTGTAGAGGCCATACGTTTCGACGAAAGAGGGGAATCTGAGTGCGAGTTTGTTAACAAAAAATCCGACGAGTGCTTCGTAGAGGAGATTGTCGGCATTCTGATACGCGGACGATTTTAGAACCGCATTGGCGACATATCCTTGGTTCACATAAGTGAGTTCCTTGACAAACCCATTGTGGCTGACCGCGCCGATTCCTTTGGCGGGTTCGGCGAGAAGACGGAAATTGTCGAAATTGTCGAAATGCTTCTTGATTGTCGACGCTTCTCGACCAAACGCGATGCAGACTCCGGCGTCCGAACAAACGGATTTCAAGAACTTGGTTCTTATACGCGGGTCCGTTCTTCTCAGAAACTTGCCGATTTTGCGTGTGGCGACTTTCCTCGCGTATTTAGCCCTAAATGCCTCGATTTCAGAAGCGCGGGGTGGAGCCGAGTCGAATTCAGCATTAAACGCGATGGAATCGGGGGATGGTTTTTTCAGGTTTTTCTCTGTTTTTTTGTGTTTCGCCGGAATCTTTAATTCTGGAATGCAATCTGGGCCCATTTTGCGTGTGAATGCGAGCCTACAGTATTTGTATTTATTGCCATTGGTGTAATGACATTCGGGTTTGTCGCAATCCGATTTAGGTCTTTGTCTGCAAGTGGAAAAACACTTGCCTTTTCTGGGCATTTATCGAACTGGTATACTATTTGCGAATACAAATCCCGAGAGAATATCTTTTAATATAGTAAATGGCATCCACCCGCAGTCGCAATACACCCGGAAATTATGTGATAGAACAACGCACTTTTGCGGAACACCACGATTACATGTCTTATGAGAAGTCGTCGTTTTACGGAACCGTTCCCAATACCTATTTTCCAGGCCAAGGCCTGATTGGCATGAAAGCCCATGGCCAAACCCTGGCTTCGAATTCCGCGGATATTGAATCGCAGCTTTTTGGTATCGGGTCGACGAATCTGGTTCAGGCACAAACACCCATTGCACCGGATGTGTACCAGTTGAAGTCGCTGAATATTTCGGACAAACTACCGGTAGTTGTTCCGGCACCTTTTGAGGCGGACAAGACACAACGCGCTATGTTTTTGAATTAAATATTTGTGTTGAGGGGTATCGCAACACAAATATTGAGGGCGTAGGTATTTCATTTTTGAAAAAGCCAATGATGTCCGTTGACGTGGACATCGGTTAGAACTCGATTTCGCAATGCGGGCGTGGTCACATTAGCGTCTTTTGAAGCGTCGGCAATTGTCTTGAAAAACGTTTTTTCTCCTGTGGAACAACACACTTTAATAATGGGTTGTTCTTTAAACTGTTCGTCTTTAGAAAACCCCGAATATCTCCACAGAAATCCTTTGCAAACGCGTTTTTCGCGAAGAGCTATACCAATTGCGGTTCCCGTTGTGAGTCCCAGCGCTCTTCCTGCGGCTTCAATGCTTTCATACGCGTTGATGATTTCTCCCGTATCTTTGTTGATTTGGTCGACGGAACGTTTTGCTTTTCTTGCCATTGGTTCCGGCGCTTCTGGAACTGACCCGGTATCAACAGATTCATTCCCTCCATTCCCATCTAGAATCGACAATAATTTGTCCAAATCTTTTGCATTTTCCGTAAGAACGGTTTCCATCTTTACGGAAATATGGACTATCTTTTGCACGTCTTCAAAGGATGCCTCGAATTTGTCTGCACCAAGACAGACGCAATGTTGTTTCAACAAAAACATCATATTCTTTTCTGAAAATGGATACAATACCACAGAATTGATTTTCATCATTCCTTTTGGATACTGGTCCATAAGCGTTTTGGAAAGAGTTTCGAAATCTTTTTGTCGGGTTATGGAACAAATAAAGCGCATTTCTTCATACTGAAATGCGTACAAGAAATATCCGGTTTTACACAAAGCATAATTACTGGCGATTTTGTACATGGTCTTGGTCGAGGCGGCGCCTTCCCCGGTATAATTGTTCAATTTCGACGTCATATCATCCACCTGTTTTTGTTTCGCTTCTAATTCGCGTTTCAGTTCAATCAGCTCATCATTTTGTTCGGCCACTTTTTTGAGAAGTAAATTGTAATTTTCCAAATTGTACTCATTTTGTTTAATGATTTCTTTCACATGTTCTTCGATTTTTTCAATCGTGAAATCGCTGTCATCGAGCGCCAATATTTCACGATGAGCCGTCTCATTTTCCTCGACAATAATGGTCCTCAACCGTTTTTTCAATATTGGTTCTTTTTTTATTAAATTCTCAATTTCGATTTTGTTCTTTACTTTGTAGGCGGCATACAATCTGAAATTTTCGTAGGTTTTTTTGTGGGCCTTTATTCTTTCGGCCAAGTTGTTGCTTTGTCCGAATTTTATCAACGTTTCGCCTTTCATCTTGGACTTGTTGTCGATTTTGCCAATATAGATGCATTGTGTGTTAACCGGAAACTGTTCAACGAGGGTTCGCTCTTTCAACTCTTCTTTCTCTTTTTCGGTCTGTTGTATCTGTACTTCCAATTGTTTTTCTTTCTGTTCCAATTGTCGTTTTAATTCATTGCATTCTTCTGACACCACTTCTTGAATAATTTCTTCCATTTTCATGTAATATTCATGAATTTCATCCGCCTTTTTTGTTCCGGCTTTCAAACATAGCGACTTGAATGTTTTGACATTAAGTAAAAACGTTTCTTTGTTTTGACCACCTTTGATGCCAGGCGATTGCTTTCTTTCAAGAGAAAGCGATTTTATGTAATCTTTGTCAATTGTGAATTGTTTTTCCAACAATTCTTTTGCTCTCGCTTTTTGGCTGAACCCCAGCCATTTCCAGATGTTATCCAAATCAATAACGAAATCATTTGTCGGATGATAATTCAAATAACAGTAAAAACTGGACAAAAACAACTGTTGCTCGAAGTCTGTGAAACTCGACTTTATTTTTGTCAGTAATTTGACATTGTGGTCTTGTGATAACTTGGTTATCGGATTGTTCTCAATCAACGCAACAATGTTTAACGGTTCCGCCATTGTATTATAATCTATTTGTAATAACGCGTTTATATTGTTTACTCAATAATCGTTTTCGATTTTAAAACCGAAAACGATGCAACCCAATAATGAAACCAATCGCGTTTGCTTTCGAAAAGCAAATCACCTATTTATCAAACTCCACCACGATTTTGACGGTCTCCATCTTAATGCATTTTGATGCACTAACAGATAATTCCTGTCGCTTCTTACGAGTTTTCCCGTCGGATTTGAGAGGCTGTTCATCTTCTGTGGTTGTATCAGAAGACGACGACGTCGCATTCCGTCGACTCGAACTATTCCGGCTATTCATGTCCTTCTCAATGTCGTCATAATTCGCATCAATATATTCCAATATCCGGTGTTCAATCGCCCACTTAAAGAAATTGAGCTGGCCAATCGTGGTCAACATTTGGCTGTTTGACCCGAAAGGAATCGAAACTCTTTCCCAGCGACAAAACGAATCAAATTTTCGTTTCGAATATGCCTTCAATTGGAGCTTGTAGCGATGGTAGACTTTGAAGGTACAGTCTTCAATCAAATCTTTCAAGATGCCGGTGCGCATCCGAATGGTGTATTCCGTTTCGTATTTTTTGGCGTAGTTGGTGACGAACCAATCGATTATGCGGAGTGAAATACGAGATTCGCCATTGACAATTCGCTGTATTGTATTCATGTTCTCCACGTCTTCGTAGAAACGCATCAGATTATGCAGAAGAAGGTCATCTTGGGTATTGGCTGGCGCGTAATAACGGCTCATTTTTTATTTTGTTAGGGGTCTTAGTATTGTATAAAAATAAGCTTTAAGTCGGTCATGGGGGTTAATTATTTTATTCATTTATTTAATGTCGCCGACTTCCGCGTCAGCTCCAATACTTGCCAAGTACGTTTTATGTTTCATCAAAGCCTTTTCTTTCTTTTCTTTGCGGGCCTGTTCCAACTCGGCCTTGGTCATCTTTTCCGCAATGCAAACTATTGAATGAATCTGAGCAGGCAATACGGGCAATTCGCAGTTAAACCACAAATTTGAAATCCTCTCGATTTTCGCAAACAACTCGTCCAACCCATAATTGTTTTTCATGTGATTGCATTCTTTGCAACACGCTTTACAATTCGCAACAGTGTATCCGACTGTATTGTCTACGCGGTCCACACCATTTATATTTGTTTCCGTCGTCTGTTTACCACACAAATAACAATCCTCCTGAATAATTGATTTATAATCGGCATTGGTTATGGCGAATTCGAGATCCTTTTTTTCTGCTCGGCTCTTGTAAGATGCGTAGGAAACGCATTTTGCGTCTGGGAAGCATTCGGGGAA